CATAGCTATTCAGACGCCTGTAACCGCAGCCAATGGTGGCACAGGGGCTACGTCCTATGCTGCTGGCGAACTGCTGATTGGGAACACTGGAGGTGGCCTGACGAAGGCTACTCTGACTGCCGGGTCAAACGTCACCATCACGAACGGGAATGGCGCTATCACCATTGCGGCAAACGGTGGCGGTGGCGGACCCGGCAATGCTTTCGCTGTCTCGTACATAGTGGTCGGGATTTAGATAGGGTATCACAAAAAATTATAAGGTGGTTTTTCTGCCACCCCCTCGGCAGAGAGACTTGGGCCTTTGACCTTATTGGCCGGGCGAGCATGGCAAAGTGCGTGATGCTCGGCGCAATAGGAGTTGAACACCTTTGGCTTTCCACAAAACAGAAATTGCTCGTCTGATCTATCATTGATGACGTACCGGCAATCATTCATTTTTAGTTCTGCGATGCTTTTCGACGCTCCTGTCCACCGAAGAATTACAGGCTTTGAGACTGATTTACGCTTTGGCATGGCCTTCCTCTTAGCTGGTAGTTCCCTTTTCCTGAGATCGTGTCCATTGGTTCTTAGCCGACTGACCCGGCCAATTACAGAGTTTTTGGTTAGCCCGAGTAATCTGGCGATATTTAGAGCCGTGACATTTGTTTGCCAAAGGTCAACAATCCTTTGATCAATTGGCGTCAGTTCTGATTGTAATGTTTGTGTTTTCATAGTCCTTTGTAACCCAAAAGAGGACGCATAGGGGAGGACAACCCGCCCCTATGGTAGTGAGTATGGTCAATGCTGTGGACGCACCCACAGGTTCATCAGGCATGTCACCATGCTGATAATGGGCCTACCCAACCGGGGACTTTTTGGGCAGCAGCCATCGTTATGTACGTCTGCTTGTAGCGTTCAGCGGATCGATTAAGCTGCTTGTTCCAGCCACCCCAGCCAGCCACATGGCAAGCCGATATTTGCCGGTGAGTCATAGACCCGCCATTGCTCTTGAGGCATCTCTCCATGTGCAGGATGCCCGCAGTGATCTGGGCTTTGCAGTCCCCGTGCATGTTATGGACGCCCAAAGCAGCAGCGCTAGATGGCAATACCTGCAATGGCCCGACTGCCCGCCCATGACGTGTTTTAGGCCCAAGAACGTGGCACCTGTAACCGCTCTCCAACTTTGTCAGCTTAAGAGCGATCTCCACATACTTCTCGCCAAGTTTAGAGCGGGCCTCATCCGCTACCATCTTTGCTACTTTTGACTTTTGCGGGTTCAGCTTAGAGTTGTCTAGTGACCCGGCCCAAGAAGTAGAAGTAGGGGCGATTAGCCCCTTACTCCAGTATGCACGATCTTTGTGAAAAAACTCTGAGGCGTTTTCGTCAGCCGTTAACGGGTGAGTCAACCCAACGGCCATTACCGTCGCTGCCGTTATTATCGCTGTTACTTTCAGCATCTAGATTTCCTTGTTTTTGAGAAAACCGCTTTGCTATAGCGGCTATGCCGTCCTCTAATGTGGTGTCAATTGCTGGTTTAGCGTTTACGAACTGAGCCGCAAAAGCCATGTAGTTTATCCCATCTACATAGTGATCGTCTAGACTGCGAGACTCTTGCAGACGGCCAAGTTTCAATGCCACCATGATCATGGCAACATCGTAAGGGGATATTTCCTTATTCAGGATTAGGGTGGCAATTTTGCTAGTCCTGTCGAAGCTCAGTTCTTCAGAGCCGTACTGGGCTTTGCGATCTTTCAGTGTTTTAACGGCGGTGCTGAGTATGTCGATATAGGTTGTCACGGCTTTGTTCTCTCTCTATGTAGACTTGAATTTTTCCAATTTGCGAAGTGTTCAGAATTATCTCGCCTTTATCGTCCCATATTATTTCTCCATTTGTCTTGTCCACCTCTTTATAGAACTGACGAACATGTATAAAGTCGAGCCTGTTAAGAACCGCGCACATTTGAGTGCATGAATCTGCCGCATATTCACCAATCACTTGATGAACATCCCTCCCTTTGGCTGACGGCATATTGAGCGTAAACAGAAATCTCAAGGCTCTCTCCTAACAACAGTGCCATCCATTCGTTTTTTCCATTTGGAATTTTTCCCACCCGGAAACGAAGATTTCTTTTTCTCAATCCCTAAATGCCTGTAGCGAACTCGGTTCACTTTAGCGATTAGGGGGGCGTCGATAGTATTAGTATGAACGCGATGGCAACGGCGATGAGCGACATACCAATTGCTATCGTTATCCATACCGCCTGTAGCAAGAGGTATTTCATGTGATACGTCCCATTCCTGACCCGCAGCGACTTTCATTTTGCACATGTGACAAGTGCCGTCATGGCGAACAAATATTTCCGCTCGCATCTTTGAAGTTATGCGGACACGTTTCACCGTTTCATTTCCCGTTCCATTTTGGCAAAATATTTTTCACTGTCCCTTGTTTTTAATAGAAGAACTTCAACAAGTTCTGCAAAACGCTCTAATTCTGCGGTCTGTTTGACAGGGCCATCAGAAATTCCAGATATCCAGTCGCACAAAATTGTAGCCAAAACATTAAACCCCAAGGGATACTCCACTTCTAACAAGGCTTCTTCTATCTCTATGCAAACGGACTCAAATTCTTTAATTTCTTCCATTTGCGCAGGGGTAAGGTCTGGTAGACCATATGCATTGGTTTTTGTCGGGGGATTTTTGCTCATGCCATATCTCCTACAGTTTCATCTCTGCTCTGCGATTAGCAGCGTGGGACTGCCATTCATGAAAGCGCATGCGGATGTATTCTAGTTGGACTTTTAGCAAGGTAGCTTCCTGCCGGGCCTGTACCATCGAGCGGATGTACTCCACCCACTTGTCAGAGGCTTTGATCGCCATCTCGGCCTTACTGACTGGCATGTCGCCCATTTCGCTCATCCACTTAGACAGGACGGCGCTCTTGGTTTCCTCCAACATTGACGCGGCAGAGTCGGCATCCACCCACTTTTTAGCGACTGTCCTGAATTGCTCAGATAGAGGTTGGTTCTGGTCCATTGTTATTTCCCTTTATAAATCTAGCTTTAGACATATCTATAAATGAGTTCTCTCGCAGCGCAGACCCACCATTGACGGTGCGCTGCGTCGTTGTCTCTCTCATTTTAATATCTGGAACCCAACCGTGGCCGGGTTTCCAAAGCGTGTGGTGGAGAAGCACGTCCTCGTCTACGAGGTACAGGAACCCGATAAACGGAACCTGCAAAGCTTCCGCAACGTACCTACCTTTCTGTAGCTTCTCAGTCGTTACGAGCCATTCCCATTGATACTCATGCTCCAGTTTCTCCAGAGACATGTTCCGCCTGCATTTTGTCTCTACAACGGCTGTGACCACGCCGTTCCTGACTAACACCGCATCAACAGATGCCGGGCTATCCTTGGGCGTTTCGCAATACTGGAAGCTTGGGTACCGTGACCCCCAGAGGCGGACGGCTCTGGCCTCCTCGACCAGAGTTTCTTGTCCTTTGGGGGTCAAGATGTCCATGCCTAAAATGGCAGGTCGTCGTCAACCAAAGACTTCTGCGGCGCAGTGTTTTGGCTCTGGGATGGCGCGTCCTTTCGCTTAAAGCTCTGGCTGAAGAACTTCACGCCGGTCTTGCCCTCTTTGACCCAAGCCGACTGCCAGTAATCCACACCGTCAATCGTGATCGACCCCGTATACTGAGGCGAGCTATCGCTCATCATCTTGTCGTTCTTGAACAGGGAGCCTGTTAGGTCACGTTTCTCGAAAGCCATTATTCATCTCCTGTGAGTTTTCTAAGTTGCACAATCTTGGCGTCCATCTCGACTAGGAATTTGGACACTTCTTCTTCCAAGCTCCTAATCATCTCAGCGTCCCGGCGGATGGTCCTGATGAAGAGTTGCATATCATCAGGTAGCCGGGGGTCGAAGCTGACAAAGTCGCAGAAGTCTCGGCCAGTACACGCCATCTGCCATTGCATCTGCGGTAGATACTTGGCTGGTGCCTCTTGACCCAGAACCGTCTCAATATGGGTTGCGGTGTTGGGGCATTTTATCTCCACCAGACCGTCATCTTTCACCAGCCCGTCAGGAGAAGCCCCTGACATGGCTATCGAAGGATGGGGCACAAACCCGACTTCTTCCACTAGCCCCCCTGTGTGTTCCTCATACGAGGACAACGCCAGCGGCTCCGTGTTTGTGCCCCAAGCCATGGCTACGGTCTGAAAATGATCCGCAGCCTTTCCTGTCAGGCGCTCAACGATAAGCTCTGCCATGTAATTGGCGCGGCTAGTGCTGTAGCCTGACTTTGTCTTCGAGACGATGTCTGCAACGCGAGACGCCGTCACCTTGCCCAGACGGGCAGAGAACCATTCTGAACTGCGCTG